GTAGGTGTCCCCAGAGCGCCAGAATAGCTGACAAGGCCGGTGCTTGCATTGAGCGAGGCGGCAAGCGCGGTCGCCACTCCGCTCCCTAACCCAGACACGCCAGTCGAGATCGGGAGGCCCGTCGCATTCGTCAGCGTGCCGCTCGTAGGTGTTCCCAAAGCGCCGGAGTAGCCAACAAGGCCATTAGCTACGTTAAGCGTGTTGCCGAGGGCCGTAATAACGCCAGTCCCCGCGCCGGTCAGGCCAGTCGAGATCGGCAAACCCGTCGCATTCGTCAGCGTTCCCGAAGTCGGGGTGCCAAGAGCGCCAGAATAACCGACAAGGCCATTAGCTACGTTAAGCGTGTTGCCGAGGGCCGTAGAGACACCGGACCCTGGTGTAATCGTCGCCAGTGCGCTGAACGTAACGCCATTCGTCTTTAGGCAGGTGAGCGCAAGCGAGCCTGCGGTGTTCGTGCAGTCGCCTGTATGCGCCGGCTCCTGCGCCGCCGCCAACGTCCCCGAGACACCAGTCGATAGCGGCAGGCCAGTCGCATTGGTCAGAGTGCCGCTCGTAGGCGTGCCAAGCGCCCCCGAATAACCGACAAGGCCATTAGCTACGTTAAGCGTGTTGCCGAGGGCCGTAATAACGCCAGTCCCCGCGCCGGTCAGGCCAGTCGAGATCGGGAGGCCCGTCGCATTGGTCAGAGTGCCGCTCGTAGGTGTTCCCAAAGCGCCGGAGTAGCCAACAAGGCCGCCCGTGGCATTAAGAGAAGCGGCAAGTGCCGTCGCCACACCGGACCCTGGTGTAATCGTCGCCAGTGCGCTGAACGTAACGCCATTCGTCTTTAGGCAAGTCACATTCGGGTATGTGAACGTGCAGTCCCCGGCCAGCGCAAACGAGCTGGTGTTAGTGGTCCCCGAGTAGTACGCCAGCTGCCCGACGGTGCCCGCCGTGACAGTTCCGCCGCCGCCGCTCGTCGTACACGTGCCGCCCGCGTCGATAAAATTACCGTTGGCGTCAATTGAAACGCAGTGGCCCGAGGTGAGTGTTCCGGTAGCGGTGGCGAAGTCCGTTGTGTTGCCTGAGCGCGTGAAAGTCGAGAGGCCGGTGCCGCCGTTCGCCGGCGGAAGCTGGCCCGCTGTAAAGGTCGGTATTGTGGCGAAGGTATCCGCGCCTGACCACACGCAGGCCCCGTTGAGTAGACAAAGCGTCGCGCCCGAAGTTCCGGTATTGGCTACCGCAGCCGTGCCAAGGCCGAGATTGGTCCGCGCGGTTGTCGCCGAAGTTAGATCGGACAGGTTGTTCGCGGGGCTAAGGGGCGTAAAACCGAGATTGGCCGCAGCCACGCCCGCAGCCAGCATGCCGCTCGTAATCGTGCCGTTGGGAACCGATGGCGTAAAGACATGCAACGTGCTGTCGAGGGTGCCGGTTGTTACACAAGCGTGCGTTGAATCGTAGACGCAGAGGTTGCGCGGGTTCGCGCCTGTCGCGAGGCCCCAGACGACGTTCGTTTGTGCCGCGGCAGGAACCGCAGCCAGGAGGAGCAGCGCAAGGGCGGCCAAGAAACGATTCACAGTGCTTCTCCCTGCATGGCGGCGTACGCAGCTATCATTTGCCCGCTTGTGAAGCCTAGCGTCGTTTGGATGAAAAGGTAAAGCGGATCGCCAACCGATAGCGTATTGCCGTGCAGCCAGCGGATGTTTACCGGATTTGCGATATCAGCGGGGACCGCGAAATCAACCGTGTAGATATACGCCGGGAAGCCGTTCGCAGCCAGCCACGTGCGCATTTGATTTTGCGTGACCGCTCCAATCACATAGAAAGAAAGTTGGCTGACCGACACCTTGACCGAAACGCCCGCTTGGACCGCCTCGATAAGCTCGGCGCCAGATAGCGAGATAGCTTGAGGCAGTCCCGGGATTTGAATGACTGACATCAGAGCGGCCCGGTTGTAGGAACGACGGTATTATTGAGCGGCAGGCCCGGACTGGCATCGCCCGGCGCGTTCGGGTCGGTGCCGGGGGACTGGTTAAGCCCGTGCGGCGGCTCGCCCGTCTGTTGCAGCGAACGAATTTGGTCAGCCTGCGTGATGCGCACCACGTCGCCGGGAACCGGGATGCCCGTTCGGGCGTCAACCGTGTCTTGGCCGCTGGTGGACCGCACGCTATTCTCGGCGACAGTCCAGTCCTGAATGCGCGGCTGCATGATCGGCACAGGATCGGCGCTTAGCGCGAGGGCGCGCACGTTTTCCTGGGGCTTGTCATAGCACCGATGGCAGACCAGACGCTGCTTGTTGACCAGCGCGCTCCCGGCCCAGTCGTACTGAAAGTTAAGGTCGCAATGATTATACGTAAGGCCGCACCTGTCGCAGATGGCCAAAGCCTGCGGGTTAGATGAGCTTATGCGAGCGCGGCCCGCTTTTGAGGCGTAAGACATGCTTTACCTCACGTCCTGTAGTAAGAGGAGAGCATGGGGCTAATGTAGGTGTTTGCCGTTTCGACCCCGGCCCGCGCCGCAATATCATACGCTCTAGCTGCCGCCGGCGCTAGCATGGGGAGCCGATCCGGAGCCCAGCTCATTGCCAGTTTCTCCGCAAGGCCGAGAGCGAAGGCGTTTAACCACGCATAGGGTATGTCGACATTCTGGCCGTTGCTGAAGTTGGCGTCTTGCGCCTGCTGCAGCGCGTAGTAGCTGAGCGTCGGCGTCTGACCGTCAGGAACCGGCCACAACGTGACTGTTGGCGTCAGGATGCGGTTCATCCAGAAGACGGTGGGGAAGCCCTGCTGTGTCTTGTTGGGGTAATTGGCGTACTCAGTGCGGCTGATCGGCAGGATAACGCGGTCGATTGGCGGCCCCGGCGGCCCTATCGTGACATAGGCGTCAAGCAAGACGAGAATGCTTGGGTCTACAACGTAAGTGCTAACGCCCTGTGTCAGCGTCTGCGTGACCAGTTCGACTTGCCAGAGGTTTGTACCCTGATTAAGCCAGTCCGCGAGAACAAGATTTGCGGCAATCCGCGCGTCGACCATGTGCTCTTGCAGCACTTGTGCGCGACGGATGCCACACAGGCCGTACGCATATAGCACAGCATCGCCCATCGATGGGTTGAAACCGAACGTGCCGCTGAGAGCCATAGCGTGTCCTTGCGTGGCGGTGCCCGAGGATTATAGCCCGAAGCTTCTCAAAAAGCGATACCGCGCGGCTTCAGATATTCTGATCGTCCGGCGGCACGCATTGGGCCGATTTCAGGTGGTACCCGGGATGCTTGACCAGCCATTCCCCGACGACGCCCATCATCATGATCGGGCAGATGCCAGCGGCGTCATCCGGGAGCTTGTCCTCGGTGACGCAGCGGGCGACGATATCGCAAGCTACGACGCGGATTTTACAGTGGAAGTCACAAGCCGCAGACGCCATTAACAACAGAGCAAAGATGGCCCGCATGCGGTGCTCCTTAACAATGCGTGACAATGCCGCTTGTCACGGTGAAAGTCAGAAGGCTGACTGTTCCCGCCGCGCAGGAAACCCCAGAGCCAAGCGCCGCCGCCGCGCCCGTGGCGAGTCCTTGAAGGTCGTTCACGTTAATGATGCTGCCGATGTCGACGTTCAACACGCCATCGGTTTGAACGCCGACAAGGCGAGAGTTGTTAGCGCCCTGCGGGATGACTGCGGATCGACCAGCAGTGCAGGCGTCGCTCCCGTTGGATACACAAACCGTAACGGTGAAGGCGCCAGTCGTGTTGTTGGCAAGGAACCACTGTTGCGACGCCGTCTGGTAAGTGCCGCTGTTCATGATGATAGTGGCGTTACTGGTCAGAGTCCCGGAAAGTAAGAACGTGTACGGGACGGCTGAAGTTGCCGAGGAACCAATGCCGCTCTGCGTCGTGTAGCCTGTGCCACCATAAACGACGCCGATAGAAGCAACGGCGCTGCCTGAGACAGTGGCGACTCGCAATAATGCATCGTGATTGCCGCCAGCGGGCACAAACATATCGCCTACAGCAAAGCCGGAGCCACCCGAAAAGACTACGCAACTTACAACAGCGCCCGCGGACGCCGTACAGTTGATGACGGGGTACGAAGGCGAGCCGGCGGGCTGAAAGCTGTATGTTCCGCCAGTAATGGCCAGCGGCTGCGTGGCCATACTCAGCAGGAGCGCATTTTGGACAAAGGCGTCAGTCGCGACTTGAACTGACGCGTCATATGAATTGGTGTTGGTGGACGAGTTGCCGCCATAACCGATCAAGCCGGCGGAGCCGTTGAGCGGGGCGGCGAGCGCCGCGAAAACACTTGTACCATAAGCAAACTGGCCTAGCGTTGCGCCGCTGACGTAGAGACCGTAGCCCGCAGTGGACCCTGTGATCGAGCCGCCGATGGTGAGGGAGGCCGCACCCGCAGCTTGGCAACCCAGAATACCCACATTATTGAACAGAACGTAGCCGCTGGCACACGTCCCTGTGACCGGGGAAACGCCGCCGACCAGGTTATTGCTAATGCCCAAGCCGCCGCCCGAGGGGCCAATAATCAAACCGCCCTGCGCCAAGGCGGGAAGCGTCAGAAAACAAAGCGCCAGCGCGGCCAGGATTCTCTTGAGCATGGCGTCACCCATCCAGCTGGCTAAACGTCGTGACGACGGAACCGGTCCCGCTATTAAGGACCACACGCGCGAAGATCGGCGGGTACGCGTAGTTGCTCTGAATGCTCGACGTTGCAGAGACAAGCGCCAAGTCAGGATGGTTGATCCATGTCATGTTGGAGACGACAACAGGATTGGTGGCGCTGTTCGGGTCGTCCAGCGTTTGCTGAACCGTGTAATTGACCGTCCCGAACGCGTTCGCCTGAATGGAAGTCTGTGCCATCGCCCAGCTATCGAGGCGCACCCACGGCGAACTGGCCGTCGTGCCGGTGCCAACCGTCAGGCCCGCAGCCGAGGCGGTTGAACTGCTGATCGAGGTCACTGTCTTGTAGCTAAGGAGCGTCGTGGCCGTGCCGCCGCTGGCGCCGACCAGGTTTTCGCTGATCGTATCGCCTGCCCAGTTTGTGCCGGTGATCGTGAATGTCGTGTTGGAGTTGTTGCCGGTTGACGAGAACAGCACCGTGCGGGCCACGTCGAGAATGGCCACGCCGCCGACCACAAGCGCGCCGTTGAGCGTCAGCAGCCCAGCCGGGGGCGTCTGCGAAAGGGCGATAGCAGTCGTAGCGCTTGCAACGAGCGGGCCGACGGTGGTTACAATTGGGCGCATCCGGCAACCTCGCATAAGAAATTAAGGGGCCTTTCGGCCCCTTTGTGCTTCAGACCGAAGGGTCAGTCCATCGTCTCTTTTTCGAGCTTGCGCCCGGTGGCCGCCGTGCCCTGCCGAGCCGAAGAGAATGGGCTGGCTTCACAGCCGCCGCCACTCTTGCGGGCCGCGCGTCCGCCGTGGGCGCGGTGCTTCTCGCCCTCGACCTTGCCGACGCGCTTTTTCTTCAGGGCGCCGCCACGCTTGGCCTTCATTTCCTCGGCGTCGCTTTCGATGGCCGAGTTGTTGCGGCGCTCCGGCTTCGACTTGACGTCTTCCTCGGCCTCGTCCGTGCCGTCTTCCGGCCCGTCATCGTCGCGGGAGACCTCGCCGCCGCGCTTGCGCATCAGATGCTCAGCTTTTTCATTCATGCACTTGGGAGCAATCTTGTGACCCTTCATCAGAGCCTCCTGTTTAGCTGTAGGACGAGATCAGTTGGGCGTACTGCACAGTCACGACGGCGTAACCCGCCGTGCCCGTCGTTCCCACGCTGGTGACGCGGAAATTGACCAGCGTCGGCGTCGGGGCCGCAACGCCCGCGATGGTGACGCCGTTCATGGCGGCAAGCTGAGCCGCAGTGTAGGTGATGGCGATGCGCCCGGTGGCCGACTTCAGATCGACGCTGGTCACGTACTGCGTGCCGCCCGCCGTCTGGCCGATCAGCAGCGCCGATGAGGTTCCGTTGTTCGAGGCCGTCAGCACGTCAACAGTGAAACCGGTGATGATCGACCCAGCCGGGATGTAGAGCACGCTGTCAACACTGCCGGCGGCGCCGAAGCTCGCCAGACCGATCTGCTGCTCAAGCACCGAAAAGCCCTGGTTGGGCGTGGGGGTGCCGGGGCCTTGGTCGCCTGATACGACAGGCCCCGTGAAAGTTGTCTGACCCATTTACTTTGTCTCCGCTTTGGGGACGAACGGGACGATTCCCGCGTCGGAGTGCTTGTCGAGATAGCGAACGCCGGCGAAAAACAATTCCCGGTCTTCTTTCAAAAGACCGATTGCCTTATTGCACGCTGAGCAAAGGAGCCCACGCACCTTACCCGTGCTGTGGTTGTGGTCAACTGCTAACGCTTTGACTTCCCCGCCGCGCATCTCTGTTTCAGCCTCTCCACACATGGCGCACTTGTTGCCCTGTGCGGCTACCATGTTGTGGTAATCATTCAGGCTGATGCCGAAAGATTGCCGCAGATGAGACTCCTTCCACGCCAGTGGATGCGCTTCGCGGTGCTCCTTCATGTAGGTCTTGCGTTGCGCACCGTCAGAGTGGTCAAATTTAGCATCGAGACCGTTGGCCAATGATAGGTTACTAATTTTCAGGTTCAGCGTGTCGCCGTCCTCGAAACGGAGGCGGTTCCTCGGCCATTCCCCGTAGTGCAGGAGCCAAGCCAACTGGCCGCCGGTAAACGTGAAACCATCAATGCGGATATAAAGATGGCCTTTCCGGTTCCCGTTCGAGACGCCGGTAGCCTTGACACACCCGGCCTCGGAACCCGCATAGACATTACGCGCGGGCTTTACGAGCCAATAGAACTTTCCGGTATACTCGTCGTAACGCAGCTTTTCTGCGATTTCGTCGTGGGTGGGAAGGCGGTCGCTCATAGCAGCGTGCTCCGTCCGCATGATTGCGGACCTACCTTGTAGCCCTCTTTCGAGACGGAGTAAAGCTGTCATAAGCTAAAAACCTTCAACCAAGTAATCCCAAGCATAACTCAGGTTGTGGGCGTGTTCACGTAAATAGAACGCCAGTTATAATATGAAAAACTGTAGCGTTCGTATCCCTTAACAAGCAAATTGTCCGTCACGAAGTCAACCTGCATGTCACTCTCGAACTTGATGCGCTCCATGTAGGAGAGGCCGTCGATGTTCGTGAGCAGGAACCAGGCATAGAACGAGGTCAGGAAGTCGTTGACCAGGTAGCCTTCGGGCAAGCCGCCGGCGGTGGTCAGGATCGCGTTGACATCGTTGTCCGCGGTGCCGGGGCGCAGTTCGGTCTTGAGCAGGCGGATAGCGACCGGCTCCAGCTGCGGCGGCACGATGAGCTTCCGACCGCGGGCGAAGACCTTCAGGCCAGCCTGATCGCGGAAGTTCGTGCGGATGTTGATCATCGAGTTGAGCAGCGTGGCCTCGTTGAGGTCGACCTGCGTCGTCGGGGTATTGGCCACGGTGCCGCCATCAATCGGGTGGGCCGTGGAGGCGAGCGCCACGCCGTCGCCGCCGACCGACGAGTTGTAGGTCGTGGCCGTGTTCAGGATGTTGGCGCCGTATATTTCCTTGGTCTGCTGAAAGGACTC